TCAACAACGTGAACGTGAGTTGGATATTAGAGAACAAGACGTACAACGCAAGATGAAAGCTGATGCTGAGAAGATAGCGGCTGATCTCAAGAAGATTGAATCGCAGGAAAAAATAGCAGGAGCCAAGATAGGAGCAGACCTAATTACCGATAAAGAAGCCATTACTTCGCAAGAGAAGATAGCGGGGGCAAAGATCGGTAAAGATGTAGCAGAAACCTTATTGGATATAGACAGTAAGAAAAAAGGTAAAAAATAATGGCTGAAATGAGCAGAGAGAATTTTCCTGACGCACTGAGAGGAAAAATAAGAGAAAGAATGAATGATCATTCTGACGCAATCAGTGGTGGAGGATGTAAGGATTTTGGCGAATATCGGTATTTAACGGGAGTTATTGCTGGTTTAGCTTTAATAGAGCGGGATTTGTTAGACCTATTGGAAATAGCAGATCAATAACGTCATAATGACGCAGGGACTCTGGACCCTATCCAGTGCAAACAAGGTGAACTATGAAAACCGTAGAAAAAATAGAAGAACAGCTCCCTGAAGAGATAGCTGTTCCCATAGCGAAACAATTACCAGAACCCTCTGGTTATCGAATTTTGATAGCATTACCCGAAGCCGATGAAAAAACGGAAGGGGGAATTATCAAAGCTGCTTCACTTGTAGAAAGGGAATCCGTAGGTTCAATATGCGGATTTGTAATGAAGTTAGGACCTGACGCTTACAACGACAAAAGGCGTTTTCCTAATGGACCTTACTGCGAAGAAGGAGACTGGATATTAATGCGTTCATATACGGGCACTCGATTTTTAGTGCACGGTAAAGAATTTCGTTTAATCAATGACGACAGTGTAGAAGCTGTTGTTCAAGACCCAAGGGGGGTTGTTAAGGTATGAGTACACAAGAAGAAATGGTAAATCAGGAACCAGAAGAAAACATTGAAGAAGCAGAAGTGATCGAAGAACCTATTTCTAGGGAAGAAAAGTTTTTAGGCATCCGTAGTCAAGTAGAGATAAAGAAGCCTCAAGTAGAAGAACCGTCTGACTTAGATATAGAGATCATTGATGATCGACCTGAAGAAGATCGTAAAAAGCCTCGTTCTCAAGAACAGAAAAAAGCTGATCGAGTAGAAGTAGAGGAAGAGATTGATGACGTTGACGATAAAGTTAAAAAACGTATCAATAAATTAAAGTACGAATTCCATGAAGAACGCAGAGCCAAGGAAGCGGCTGAACGCTTACGAGACGAATCGGTAAATTTTGCCCGTAAACAACAGGGGGAAAATCAAAGATTGCAAGCGTTGGTACAACGTGGAGAAGGTGCTTTAATGTCACAGGTAAAAGCAAAGGCGGAAGCCGAGCTTGATAAAGCCAAAAACCAACACAAGGAAGCTTATGAGTCGGGTGATTCAGAGCGTTTAACCGATGCCACTGAACAGATGTTATCGGCTCAGAGTGAATTAAAAGTAGCTAACGATCATTTTAATAGATTGGAAGCACAACAAAAATTTGCTCGACCACCCAACGTACAGCAACAGCAACAACAATCACAGCAAGCTTACGGAATGCAGAATCCTCCGCAAGTTGATCCAAAAGCGGTAACGTGGTTGAAGGATAATTCTTGGTTTGGGGCGGAGGATCAGAAGGAAATGACGGCTTTGGCTTACGGGATACATGAAACTTTAGTTACTAAAGAAGGTATATCTCCTACGTCAGACCAGTATTATGTGGAAGTGGATAAGCGAATGCGTAAACGCTTCCCAGATTATTTCGAGGTGGAAACTACTAGCTCAAAAGACGGAGACACTGAAAATGTTGAAGTTGAGACTGCGACACCTAGAAATACCCAATCGGTGGTCGCACCCGCTACCCGTAACAACGGTAGCAGACCCCGCAAAGTGCAGTTGACAGCAACTCAAGTCGCCCTCGCAAAGCGTCTTGGGCTTAGTCCAGAAAGATATGCTAAAGAACTCATTAAGGAGAAAATGTAATGTCTGAAATAAATGATAACAACACAGAAGAAACCGTAACAGAAGAAACTGTAGTTGATGAACGTGCACCTAGAAATGTAGATGAAAGAAAAGAAGATACCCGTCCATCAGACGACTATCTTCCCCAATCTTTATTACCCGATCCTGTTCCACAAGACGGCTGGGTTTTTAGATGGATAAGAACTTCCATAAACGGTGAATCAGATAACTTAAATGTCTCAGGACGTTTTCGTGAAGGCTGGGAACCCGTAATGGCAGAAGATCATCCAGAACTAAAAATTCCATCTGACTACGGTTCAGAGTTTGCCAAAAAAGGCAATATTGAAATAGGTGGTTTACTTTTATGTAAAGCCCCTGAAGAGCAAATGAAGAAAAGGGATGCGTATTACCGCCAACAAGCGGCTAATCAGATGGAAGGAGTTGATAGAAATTATCTACGAGAAAATGATCCTCGTATGCCTCTGCTCAAACCAGAAAGGGATACGAAGATTAAATTTGGTGGCGGTTCTTAATTTATTAAGGACAGCTTAATTTATAACATTGACCCTAATCGGAGAAAAATATGGCTACAACAGCTACTCCTAACGGTGCAGAGCCAGTTGGTACTTTAAGTTCAAGCGGTTCCTTTACAGGAAAAGTAAGACACATAAAGATTGCCAGTGCCTATGCCGTTAATATTTTCTACGGTGACTTTGTTAAAATAGTAGCTGCTGGTACGATAGAGAAAGATGCAGGAACAGCAACCATGACACCCGTTGGTGTATTCATGGGATGTTTCTACACTGATCCTAATTCTAACCAGCCTACTTATAACCAATATTGGAAAGCTAGTATAGCTGCTTCTGATGCGGTTGCTTACGTTCTTGACGATCCTAGTGTATTGTTGAAAATGCAAAGCGATGCTTCATTAGCTCAAACCAATCTTGGTAACAACGTTGGCGTAGTTCAAACTTCAGGTTCAACGAGCATTGGGCGTAGTAAAAACGCAGTTGACGGCTCCACAGCCGCAGCTACGACTGCTACACTCCCTCTACGAGTCATAGACTTTGTAGATGGACCCTTCAGCTCAGTTGGTGATACTTACACAGATGTAATCGTCAAATACAACGCAGGGCATCAATACGACAATACCACTGGTATTTAAGGGAGATAAGATATGGCTATTTCAAGAGCACAAATGCTCAAAGAGTTACTTCCGGGATTGAATGCACTCTTTGGGGACGAATACGGTGCTTATGATGATGAGTCTGCAGTTATCTACGAAACTGAATCTTCTGATCGAGCTTTCGAGGAAGAAGTAAAGTTAAGTGGATTTGATGCGGCTCCAGTAAAAGATGAAGGTTCTGCAATCACTTATGATTCAGCACAAGAAACTTATACTGCTCGTTATAATCACGAAACTATAGCGATGGGCTTTAGTATTACAGAAGAAGCGATGGAGGATAACCTCTATGACTCTCTTTCTGCTAGATACACAAAAGCACTAGCTAGAGCTATGGCTTACACCAAGCAGGTAAAAGCCGTTAATCCATTAAACAATGGATTCACTAACTCATATCAATCAGGTGATGGCGTGAACTTGTTCACGGCTTCAGGTGACGGTGTGACTGGTGGTGACGGACACCCCTTGGTGTCAGGTGGGAAGAATGACAATCGCCCATCTACTGCGGCTGACCTTAACGAAACCTCATTGGAAAATGCAGTAATTGATATTGCTGCGTTTAAAGATGAACGTGGACTTTTGGTGGCAGCAAAGCCAAAGCGTTTAGTTATCCCATCAGCTTTACAATTCACTGCAACTCGTCTTTTAGACACAGTTGGTAGAGTGGGTACGGCTGATAACGACTTAAACGCACTCAGAAATAACGGATCAATTCCAGAAGGTTATTTTGTTAATCACTACTTAACAGATAGCAACGCTTGGTACGTTATAACTGATGTTCCAAATGGAATGAAACATTTCACTAGAACACCTTTGGAAACTTCTATGGACGGTGACTTTGACACTGGAAATGCAAGATACAAAGCTAGAGAAAGGTACTCATTTGGAGTCAGCGACTACTTGGGAATCTACGGATCACCCGGCAGTAGTTAATAAATCTGGGGTGGCTGCTAGCTGTCACCCCTTTTTTCTAGGGATTTTTTAATATCTATAGACTGCCCTAGCAGACTTGCCAAGACTATAGATTTATTTAGGAGACTAAATTATGGCAAACACCACATTTAATGGACCAGTCAGGTCGGAGAATGGTTTTGAACAAATCAGCAAAAACTCCACGACTGGTGCAATCACAACAAATTTAGATATTGATACCAGTGGTAATATTACTACTACAGGTTATGTATCTTCCTACTCAAATATTAGTAGTATTACTACTGCAACTAAAAATGTTGAATCAACGGATTCAGGAACTGTTTATACCCTTAACAGGGCAGCAGGTATTGTTGTTACACTACCAACTGCAGTAGCTGGATTGAACTATACCTTTATAGTGGGTACAACTTTTACAGGTGCAGGACAAATTAATACAGACAATACCAGTGATTTATTTTCTGGCTTTGCTACGATCTTTGATCCAGCAACGGCAACAGATAATAATACATTTATTCCTGATGCCAGTGATGACGATACTATTGATTTAGGTACAGCAGCTCAAGGCTGGCTTGTAGGCGGTATAATTCGCTTGAAAGCAACAACAGCAGCAGTATGGCATTGTGAAGCATTCCTTCATGGTGACGGCACACTAGCTACTCCATTCGAGTAAGGGGGTAAATAATGGCTGATGCAGTAACATCACAAACAATAGAGGACGGTGGTAAAAATCTGGTAATGAAATTTACCAATATTAGTGATGGCACGGGAGAAAGTGCAGTTGCTAAGATTGATGTTTCAGCCTTAGACACCGAACCCTCAACAGGAACTGCGTGTAGCCGTGTTACGCTACAGCGTATTTGGTTCAGTAATATTGGTATGGGCTTTTCACTATATTGGAACGCAACTTCTAATATGTTTATTTGCCAAGCACCAAAAGACTGGTCAGATACTTGGGATTTTACCGATAGCAGTATTACTCTGCCGGGAATTCCCAACAACGCTGGAGGCGGTGTAAACGGTGATTTGTTGTTAACCACTAATGATCATACAAGCGGTGATACTTATAGTGTCGTTGTTTGGGCGTTGAAACATTACAGCAGTTAAACGGAGAGGTAACTATGCCTAGAGTAAACGGTAAGGAATTTCCTTATACCGCAAAAGGTATGCGTGAAGCGAAAGCTTATGCAAATAAAATGGGTAAAAAACTTACTCACGCAGATAAAGCATCTGAATACGACAAGGTGATTTATAAGAAAGGTGGAAGGATAAGGTCTTAATGCCCATCAGAAAAGTAAAAGGCGGTTGGAAGATAGACAACGTAAGGGGTCTATCTCCTACCCGTAAGAAAGCTCAACAGAGATTAAGGGCGATCAAAGCTAGACAAGGGAAGAAGTAATGGCTACAAGCGGAACAGCTACATTTAATCCAGATTTTGCAGAAATTGCAGAAGAAGCCTTTGATATGGTAGGGGTGGAAATGCGTTCTGGATATCATTTAAGGAGTGCTAGACGCTCACTTAATAATATGTTTCTGGAATGGGTAAACCGAGGTCTTAACCTCTGGACTATAGAAAGTGGAACCCAAACTTTAACTGCGGGAACTGTCAGTTATACAATGCCTTCAGATACTATTGATTTAATTGAATATACCATCAGAACCAATGCGGGTAATACCAGCACCCAGACAGACACTACGTTAAATCGTATCTCCGTTGCGACTTATGCAACCATTCCCAACAAACTCAGTAAAGGCAAACCCATTCAAATTTATATAGATAGGGCACAAGCAGCACCAGTGGTGTATCTGTATCCCGTACCCGATGATGCTCAAACTTATACTTTATTTTATTACCGTATTGCCAGAGTGGAAGACGTAGGCAGTCCTGCTTCTAATACACTGGATTTACCTGCCCGATTCATTCCCTGTGCTACGGCTGGATTGGCTTATTATTTATCTTTAAAACACGCAGAAATACCAGAAAAGGTAATAGCATTAAAAGCATTATATGATGAACAGTGGCAACTGGCTGCTGATGAAGACCGAGAAAAGGCTTCAGTTCGCTTTGTTCCCTATGGGGGCTATACCTAGTGGGTGCTTTTGCTTCGGGTAAATATGCTATAGCGATATGTGATCGCTGTGGATTTGAATACCCCTATACAGAACTAAGGTTTGAAATTTCAGATCAAAGACGTACAGGATTCAGAGTCTGTCCAGAATGTTTGGATGAAGACCAACCGCAATTACAATTAGGAAGATACCCAATAAACGATCCACAGGCATTACGTTATCCACGCCCAGATACATCTTTAGACGCAAGCAGAAGGCTTTCGGCTTGGGACCCTATAGGGGGATGGGATTCAGCTTATGGAGAAAGTTCTCTCAATAATATGGTTATGCGAGGAGAATTGGGCAATATAACCGTAACAACGAGTTAATTATGACGTATGCAGAATTACAGACAGCCATAAAAGATTATTTACAGAATACGGAAACTACTTTCGTTAATGATCTTGATACCATAATTAAACAGGGCGAGGAGAGAATTTTAAAGATAATTCGCTTACCTGTTTTTAGGAAGAACGTGACGGGTACATTAACAGATGGAAATACTTACCTATCCACTCCGTCTGATTTTATGGATGCTTTCTCTTTAGCTATTATCAGTTCCAGTAACCATATTTATTTATTAAGAACTGATGTAAGTTTTATTCGGGAAGCTTATCCTAATAGTGCAACTACGAGCACACCGCAACATTATGCTCTTTTTGATGATACAAATTTTATTGTGGGACCCACTCCTGATGCAGATTATACCGCAGAACTGCACTATTTTTATCGTCCTAATTCAATAACAGCAGGAGCTTCTGACGGTACTACATGGTTATCCACGAATGCCAGTAATGCTTTGCTTTATGCGTGTTTGCTAGAAGGTTATGTGTATATGAAGGGAGAGCCAGATTTACTACAAGTTTACGATGGAAGATATAAAGAAGCTTTAGCCAGATTGAAAAACTTAGGTGAAGCAGAAAATATCAGTGATTCTTATAGAGAAGGAACATTTAGAGTGCCACAGACATAATAGATAAAGGAGCAGATTATGTTAAAAAGACCAATTAAAACCCTTAAAGGGAAGAAAGTAGCTATTGTAGCTATGGGTAACAGTCAGTTGGATTATCACATGGCTATTACACACAGTCAGGAGTTTGACGAAGTTTGGGTCATTAATGCGATGATCGGAGTAATTCCACATCCTGATCGTGCTTTTGTAATGGACCCTGTATCCCGTTTCTTTGAGTCGGATGATGCAGGTGATATGACGGATATGATGAAGCGGGTTTTACCTACGGTGAAATGCCCCATTTATACTTGTCAATTAGATGATCGAGTTCCTGCACTGGAGCTTTATCCAATAGAACCTTTAATAAAAAAGACAGAATGCGGTTATATCAATAATACAGTCGCTTATGCCATAGCGTTTGCCTGTTGGAATGAAGTGGGTGCTATTGATATGTTTGGGGCAGATTTTACTTATAAAGGTAATTTATATTTTGCTGAAATGGGCAGGGCTTGTTGTGAATTCTGGTTAGCAAAATGTATGGAACGGGGTATTGAAGTTTCGATAGCAGTACGTTCAAATCTATTGGATGCTAATATAGATTTAAAAGACAAACTTTATGGTTATCATAGATTGCCTGATCCTATAGTTTCTTATTTGGAAGATGATAAATTAAAAGTTTGTAATTTTTCAGATATATTAAAACAGAACATGGCACCTGTAGGAATTGCAGACAGGTATGATAATAACCCGACTACTTGGTTTGATAGGAATAACGTACCTTCAGTTGCCAGTGATCCAGTAGAACCAAAGAAACCATAATGCAGACAGATAAATTTGATGCTTCTATAGGAGATTTAGGAGTAACGACAACAGATTACAGAGGTCACTCTATTGAAGAAGTGGCTAAAAGGGCTACAGATAAATTGATTTCTGTAAGCGATACAGCACCCGAACCGATAAAAGTACAAGCTTATGCGTTTAAGGAACTGTGTCAAAAGGTGATTACATATTATATGAAAGAAGCGGTTAATAACCACATTTGTACGGTATGCAATCAATTAGAAAAACAAGGTCAGAAAGACCTAGCTAATATTATTAGGAGACTATAATGGCGATAACACAGGCAATGTGCACCAGCTTTAAGAAAGAACTCTTACAAGCTAAACACAATTTCTCAACAGGAGGAAACACTTTTAAGCTGGCTCTTTATACCAGTTCAGCTACTATGAGTGCTTCTACTACAGCTTATTCAACCAGTCAGGAAGCGACAGGAACCAATTACACAGCAAAAGGGGGTACTTTAACTAAAGTTGAACCTACTACTTCTGGAACGACAGCGTTCACGGATTTTGCTGATTTAACTTTTGGTACTTGTACCATAACTGCTAGAGGCTGTATGATTTTCAACGACACAGCTACAGGTGATCCTTCGGTTGCTGTCTTTGATTTCGGTGGAGATAAAACAAGTACAGCAGGTAGCTTTACTATTACTTTTCCCACCGCAGACGCAAGTAACGCTGTAATTAGAATAGCTTAGTAAAGAATGGCTGGCTGGGGTCGGTCTACTTGGGGTTCAGGTCCATGGGGCGAACCTGCAGTAGTTAATGTAACCGTAAGTCTTACGGGACTTGCAGGTACTTCTGCGTTAGGAACT